TTTCGGGCTCCCATCCCCCCTTTTGGTGAAGAGGGGTTACTTTTATAAGACTAACAGTCCTACTAAGAGTAATACAATTGACCTTAGAAATACACTTTTAATAAGGCCCCAAGCTTAGAATCTTTATTAAGATTTTAAGTTAATAGTTACTACAACATTAATAACATCATTCGTTTCATCTATCTTTCCACATTCTTGGAATTCATCGACCATAATAGTCGACTTCTTCCACAGGAGGTGGTGTGGAACACGCAAGGAATGTAGCTAACATAGTATAAGTTTGAATAACTCATCTTATGTTATCAGGCTGCATATCCTTGGATTCCATATCAAGATAGAATCGAAGATGGTCCTTAGTAAACTCCTTAATTACTTCTTTTAATGTTAAATCATAATTAAAGATTATATCATTAAAGAATCTAATTTCAGGAGTGAAGGGTAGTGCATTTTGCACTACAAATTCATTACTAAGGATTTCATGTTGTTGGAATCCATTCGAGATAAGTTTACCCATCTCTAATATGACAGAGACTTTTTCTTTGTCCTTATTAAAGATGTTATCAACTTTAATAGATACAACATCTTTAGCCAAGTTATATAAAAATAACTCTGACTTATTATGTTTAAATCTATTAAGAATTTTAATTCTATCTTGAAGAAGATTCACAAGTCCTATGAATTGGGGATGCATCGTAAGTTGAATATTATTATACTGATCATAAAATTTAGACATTAATTGTCCAATTAAATCATCAGTTAAATGATAATCGCCCTGCGATACTGTACTAGCAATACCACCTGTAAGTATCCTTTTCAAATAGAGAAGGCCTATACTTAAATCAGGAGGACAAACTAGATCATCATTTGAATTTCAACTATTGAAAAAGTTTCGAAACTTTTCATAAGTTAAAAATCCAAATGATTGATCTAGTGCTAGCTCTAAGGTAATAATCTGTCTCCGTACAAATTTATTAACTTGAAAATAGAAAGTTTTATACTTTCTAGTTTTATTGTTATAAATAGGTACAGAGATAGATTTATACAATTGATTCACCACAAAATTTACCAAAGAAGTTTGATAAAGAACTGGATTATTCTTAATTTTAAAGTAATCATACAAAATTGAAAATACAATTTGTGGATTCTTAAAATTAGAAATAATCCCCTTTAAAGGGATTCCAGTTAATTCTTTAACATGTTCAAAGGGTCTGATCCAACGTTTAGCAAATTCATAAGTATTTTTCGACTTATGAGTTTTCTGAACTGAGATTTCAACCCCTAAACCTTCCATCACTTCAATGTATGTTTCGGCGATAGCATCATTTTTAATAACGATGTCATCACCTAATATTATGTACTGATTAAATGATTTAAAACCATTCAATCTAGCACAAAAATATACAATGAAATGATGAGTTAAGGTAAATACCGCTCAAGATGAGTAAGTACCCATAGGTTGACCACAACTATATTTAAAGGTTTTAACATATTCTTTTGGAATATTACCTTTATTTAAGTGAAAGTCATCCTCCTGGATTCCAAATTCCCTTTCAGACAATAAAGTCCTTCAATTAGAACTTATATCTTTATTATAAATAAAAGATAAAAGTCTTTCTTGAAGGCTGATTGGGAAACGATCTGTTGCGGCGGATAAATCAAGACTATAGAAATGTTCCCCATTATCTTTTCATTTGTGGAAAGGTTTTTGTGTAAAAGTTCTGTCGCTATTAAATCCTTTCAATAGAGACAAAATATCTCTATGAATAGGTTTTAATATAACTTGAGTATAATAGTCAGAAATGGCTATTACTCTCAATTTAGCTTCAGGATCTTTTACAAAAGAAAGCTTTCCAATAAAAGGATAGTTACTCTTCTCTTTGAGATGAGCAGCTATCTTAAATGAATCGATAAGGAAATCTTTACCAAAATCATCTGTTAAGGATAGTAAGACTTTAATTTCATCTTGTGTATAAACATCAAGATTCATTAAAGCAGTCTTTGAAGCAGGACCTTGAGGTCCTCCCTTTAAAGATATACTTACATCCTTAAGATCAAATTTTGGTAAAGGTAACTTTAATTTAAAATCCTTAACAAAGTCTAGAAGGTATTGATCAAATATATGAAAATCACATTTTTGTGGTTTCGTAATATTATCATAATTAGGTTTTACCTGTTTCCATTCGGATTCAGATAATTCCCAAGATCTTGAGAAATTTAAAATTGTTAAAACAGTTTTAATTCCAAAAGGTCCACCTTCATCGACTAAGGGTTTTAGAAAAAGTAATTTCTTTGGTCAACCATCTTTAGTTAAACCTATTCTCATATCATTTGTAAACAATGGGTAACCACATATGTACCTAGTACAATGTAGTCTCATTTGTTTATAATATTTTATGAGATAGATAATTTTCCAATTTTTCATTGACTTAAAAAGTCATGATTGGAAAATTCTAAAGTTGGTTTTGATTGTATTCTCCGAGTTAGGAAATGCTCACAAAAGTAACCTTTTTAAAATACGAAAATGTAAATTTTTCATTTTTAAAGTGGTTTGCTTTATAAAGCTTTCTTATCATCAGAACACTTGGATGAGATTCTTATATATGATAAGAATCTGTACAACCATTTTGATGTATTCTGGACATAGTCTATGAAAGCCATCTTTTATGATGGATATAGACAAAAGACTACTGAGAAACCCTTTATA